ACAGATGGCAGTTCGTCCCTACACCTGGAAGATTTCGCCGGAGCGCCAGGCGGAGCTGTTCAAGCAACGCTCTGAGAATATGATGCGAGGCAAGGCGCTCGCCGAGCAGCGGGCGGCCGGCACGAAGCCGGTTCCGCTCACCAAAGACCCGACCAGGTGACCCTCTCCACCCTTGAGTTTGAGCTGATGCCCCATCAGCAGCCCTTCGTCTTCGACGCCGCCACCCCCGTGGTCGGCTTTATGGGCGGGATGCGGATGGGCAAGTCGGTCTCCGCCGTCCATAAGGCGGTGTTCCTGTCCGCCCTGCACCGGGGAAAGGTAGGTGCGCTGCTGTCGCCGACCTCAGGGATGACCCAGCGCAACCTCGTGCCCATCTTCCGAGATGTCAGCCGCCGCTACAACCTCCCCATCGACGGCTTGCAGCACAAGCACCCTACCCGCCTCGAGCTCACCTGGGGCGACACCGTCTCGACAATCTCCCTGGAGTGCTCCGCCGAGAACCACGACCGCCTCAACGGGATGACCCTCGCCTGGGCGGGGCTGGACGAAGCGGACAAGTGCCTCACCGACAGCGCCCACCTTGCCGTTGAGCAGATGCTGTTCCGCACCAGTGACCCGACCTCCCCCTACCCCGGACAGGTCTTCGTGACCTCAACTCCTGAGGGACAGGGCTTTATGTACGACTTCTTCATCAACAAGGCCTCGCCGAAGAAGAAGCTCTACTCAGCGGCGATGACGGAGAACTACCTGCTGTCTCCGGAGTACATCGAGAAAATCCTCGAGACCATCCCCGCCCACAAGCGGCCGGCCTATGTGCAGGGCCTGCCCATCAACTTCAACCAGGATGTCGTCTATATTGACTATGACGATGAGCTGAATGAGACGAAGCTCACCCTCGCTGACGCCCTCGAGACGGACACCATCCACATCTCCTTCGACCTCAACCTCGGCGGGATGAGCACCGTCATCGGCTTCGACCGAGATGGCAGCCGCCACATCGTCGAGGAGTGGATGAAGATGAAGGACACCGAGCAGGTACTGGAGCGGGTCAAGAAGCAGCCGTGGGCCTCCCGTGCCCTCATCACCTGCGACCCGGCCTGCACCCAGGTCTTCCCCTACATCCACCGGTCGGGACTTCGGCACCGCATCCTCCAGGCCGCTCCCTACATCGACTGGCGCATCACCGCCGTCAATAGGCGGTTCTGCGACGGCAACGGCACCCGCCGGCTGTTCATCAACCCGAAGAGGTGCAAGGTGCTTCACCACTGCCTCCTCGCCCAGACCTACCACAAGGGCGAACCGGACAAGCGGACCTTCGTCGAGGCCGCCGGCACCGATGTCTCCGGTCCCATTGACGCCCTCGGCTACCTCATCTACCGGGACTTCCCCTACCGTCCGACCGGCGGTGGTGCCCTGGCTATGCGTGGTCTGTAAATACCTCTACATTCTAAGGAGCCCACTATGGCCATCCAGAAGCTTGACCCCTCGACCCGTCACCCCTTCTACAAGGACCACGCCACCAAGGTCCGCACCTGCTACGACGCCTTCAACGGGGCCGTTCGCACCCCTGAGTATGTCAAGCCGCTGTCGGAGCAGGACCAACCCGGCTACGAAGCCTATGTCAGCCGACCCTTCTACCTGAACGCCACGGAGCGCACCGTCCAGGGGCTCATCGGTACCTTGCTTCGTACCCCACCGGAGCTCAGCGGACCGGAGCCACGGGTCGAGGGAAGCCTCTCCTTCGACGCCCTCGTCCAGGACCAGGTGATGGATGTCTCCCTCGGCGGCCGCATCCTCATCACCGTTGATGTTGAGGAGGACGGGCTGCCCTACCTGACCTACTACCCGTCCCAGAACATCATCAACTGGTCCGATGACTTCGTGATGCTTGAGAGCAACCGCTTGGTCTCATCGGAGCAGAACCCCTACGACCTCATCGAGGAGACCTACTGGAAGGAGCTGTTCATCGACGAGGCCGGCTTCCACGCCGCTCGCTACTGGACGAAGGACGGCAACAACTTCGTCTCCACCGACCCGGTCCGCCTCACCGTCCGTGGTGCCCCCGTCCCCGGTCTCCAGGTCTGGTGGGTCACCCCCTACGACAACACCGCCATCCTCTACTCACCGCCGGTGAGGTCGGTGGCGGAGCTCAATGTCGCCCACTTCCGGCTGTCCTGCGACCACTACAACGGCCTCCACTTCCTTGCCGTCCCGACGCTGTTCGCCCAAGGGGACCTCCAACCTGATGCGATGGGCAATGTGACCCAGAAGGTCGTGCTCGGTTCTACCACCCAGGCCGCCTACTTCACCGCCGGTGGGGGACTTCAGTTCGCCGAGTTCAGCGGGTCAGGGCTGGGGGCCATCGCCGAGGAGAAGAGCCGCATCGAGGAGCTCCTGACCCAGTATGGCGCCCGTCTCATCAGCCCAAAGGCCGGGGTCGAGACCGCTGAGGCCGTCCGCCTACGGGCCGTGGCAGAGACCTCCATCCTGGAGACCTTCACCACCGCCCTCGAGACCGGCCTCAACGCGGCGCTGGAGCTCTACTCGCTGATGGTCGGCACCCCCATTCAGGTCACCCTCAACCGGGAGTTCATCGAGGCACCGGAGGAGCAACCACAGGCGCAACCAACCGCAACGGCAACAGCATAGCTTATATGATTACACCAACCCAGCGGCACCGACCGCCAAATCCGTATAAATACCACCACGGAGAGGACCGGGTCCTCTCATTGAATAATCTCAGGGAGATTGCTGTCAAATGTTGAAATACGAACTGGAAACTGTGACCGATGACCTCGCCCCCTTCTACACGAAGGACGAAGCCACCGGGAGGTTTAGACTTCAAGCGGAGGGCGTCGTCCCTCTAACCGAGCACGAAGCCACGAAGGCCAAGCTCTCGGAGTTCAGGACGACCAACAACGCGCTGAAGAGGCAGCTTGAGGAGCTAAGCGACTTTGAAAAGGTCGTCGGCACCGATGGCAAGGTAACCAAGGACGGGGTCAAGACGACCATCGAGAACCTAGTCCAAGCACGGACCCAGCAGATGCGTCAGCAGTACGACGGCACGCTTGCTGAAAAAGAGAAGGCGCTCGTGAGTGCCGGCACCAAGCTTGGTGACCTGCTCATCTCGGACGCCGTGAAAGCCGCAGCGCTTAGCCACGGGGTGGTTGCGACGGCTGTTGATGATGTCGTGGCTCGAGCACGAGCCCAGTTCAAGGTCGATGAGGAGTTCAATGTTGTGAGTGTGACCACCAATGGCGACGCAAGCGGCAACCCCCTCACCATCGCAACCTTTGTGGCTGGTCTCAAGGAGAACGCCCCTCACCTCTTCGCTCGGAGCGAGGGGACCGGGTCCTTTATGCGCAGCCGCTCAACTTCACCCGCACAGCACGAGCGGAGTTCCCGCTCTCGTCTTGCCGACTTCGTGCGTAAATAACGCAGTCGGCACCCAAACACCCTAAGGAGACATTATGTCCGTCACCCTCGCAAATGCCAAGCTACTCGGCCTCGATGACAAGCAGTCGGCCCTGGCCGAGGAAATCATCACCGTTGATGAGCTCTACGCCGTCCTTCCCTTCGTTCCGGTCTCCGGCAACGCCTACACCTACGAGCGTGAGCTCGCCCTCGTCACCGCCGCCGGCATCGCCATCGATGGTACGCTGACCCCCGGTCAGAGCACCTACGCTGAGGTCACCGTCCCGCTGACGACCCTCGCCGCACAGGTCGAGGTGAATAAGCTCCTGCAGGCCCAAGGGGTCGGCGCGCTTGTTGATGGTGGTCTCGTCGCCTCCCAGCTGGCTCGTGCCGCTAAGTCGGTCGGCCGCCTCTACGCTCAGTGGTTCATCACCGGCGACGCCGGCACCACCGGTCAGTTCAGCGGTCTCCAGACCCTCCTGGCTACTGCGGCCTTCGACAACCAGCGCATCGACGCCGCTGACGCCGCTCTCTCCTTCGAGATGCTCGACAGCCTGGTCTCCGCTGTGAAGCTCCGTCGGGCCGACGCCATCGTGCTCAGCCAGAAGGCACGCAACAAGGTCAAGAGCCTGATGCGCGCCGCCGGTGGTGTGACGATGGCTGAGGTTGGTGGTCGTCAAATCCTCACCTACGACGGCATCCCGCTCATCGCCAACGACTGGACGGGTACCGATGTGGATGGCGTGACCGCAGGTGCGCAGGAGAACATCTACGCCGTCTGCCTGGGCGATGACGGCGTCTCCGGTCTCACGACCGGCTCGATGGCCGGCATCAACGCCGAGCTCGTCGGCACCCACGCAACGAAGGACCAGGACATCTGGCGCGTGAAGTTCTACTCGTCACTGGCCGTCCATTCCACGAAGTCGGTCGCTCAGCTTCTGTCCGTCACCGTCTAAGCCACCTGAGGGCCCCACCGCCCTCTTGGTGACTTCAAACAAGAGGGCTCAGTTCGGCAACGGCTGAGCCCTCGTCTTCTAAAGGACCGGGCTATGACCGTCGGCATCGACCAGTATGTCTCCCTCGAGGACGCCAACACCCACCTGGCACGCCTGGGTAAGACGCCGCTCGCCGACGACACCGGTGACGGCTACCTCGTTCAGGCGACCCTCGCCATCGACCGCAACTACGGTGGTCGCTTCATTGGCGTTCGCATCTCCTACAACCCACTTGAGTGGCCCCGCACCAACGCCACCTACTCCAACACCGGGCGTGAGCTCGAGGACATCCCTCTCGAGGTCGAACAGGCAACCGCTGAGCTCGCCTACCGCCTCTACGACGAGGGGCTCGACCCCTATGTCCAACCCGCGCCGAAGACCTCCGTCTCCGAGACCACGGTTGATGTCATCACCGTCAAGGGCACCTACGCCGGTGCCTACCAGGAGCAGGCGCTCTACTCGACCACCCTCGTCCTCCAGCCGCTGCTGAACACCGCCAAGGGCGGCGCTGGTGGCTCACCTCTAACGCTGGTGAAGTGAGATGGCGTTCGACTACGACGGTCTCCAGAGCCTCTCAGCGCAGCTCCTCGCTCGCTTTGGGCGCACCGTGGTCGTCATCTACGCCGATGGGCAGACGGTCACCACCAAGGGCGTCTTCGTGAAGCCCGGCGTCTCCAACGACCCCACCATCTCCACCAACCAGGTGGAGCGCACCCGCCGCCAGGTCCTCCTTGCCGGCACCCTTCGCTCCCCACCAGTTCCAGGTACCCTGGTCATCTCAAACTCAATCTCCTACACCGTCGCCTCCCTTGAGGATGTGCAGCCCGGTCCGGTACCCCTCCTCTACAAGGTGGAGGTCGAGGTATGAGCAAGAACCAGACGGTCTTCGCTGAGGTCCAGGCCGACCTCGATGCCTTCCTCCCGCTGTTTATGGAGAAGTTCAAGGCGGGGGTGGAGGGTCGCACCCCCGTCCGCTCCGGTGCCCTTCGTGGTGGGTGGGAGGTTCAGGTCTCCGACACCGAGGCGACCCTAACCAACACCCAGCCCTACGCCAGCTTCGTCGAGTTTGGCACCCGCCATATGGCACCCGTTGGGATGGTCCGCACCACAACCGCCGACGCCATCCGCCTCACCAAAGAGACGCTGAAGGAGCTTGGGCAGTGACCTACACCGACATCCAGAACGCCCTTGACGCCCACGCCCTCACCATCGTCGGTCTTCCTGAGCTCGTCACCGAGAACAACCGGCTGAAGCCCACGCCCGGCACCGCCTTCGCTCGCTCCACCCTGCTGACCCCACCTAAGCTCACCCTCTCCCTTGGCTCCATCGGGCAGGACCTGCTGTCCGGCATCTACCAGGTCGATGTCTTCACCCCCATCGACCAAGGGGTCACCGAGACCAACGGCTACATCGACGCCCTGGTCACCGCCTTCCCACGGGGCAACCTCACTGGAACCTCAATCAACATTGTGACCTGCTCAAGGGAGGTCGCCCAACGGGACGGACCCTACTACCAGGTCTCAGTCGCCGTGCGCTTTCAGGTCGTGACCTAAGTTGCATAAATAACCCTACGAACCCGTAAAGGAGCACACCAATGCCCGCAGCCTCAAACAACCTTCGCCAGCTTGCCTATGTCGTGGAGAGCACCTTCGGGACCACGCCCGGCACGCCCACTACCGTCCTCCTGGACCACACGAACTTCACCGGCAACTTCGTCCCGCAGCAGCTCGATGACGCCTCAATCACCCCGCTTCGGCAGGTGACCTTCAGCCGTCGGGGCAACCTCGGCACTGAAGGCTCCATCGATGTCAATCTCGCAGGGGACCAGTACGACGCCCTCCTGGAGGCGGTGCTGATGGGCACCTGGACAACCAATGTGCTGAAGGTCGGCAACACGAAGCGCTCCTTCGCCATTGAAGAGGGCTTCACCGACCTCGGTCAGTACCAGGTCTGGAACGGCGTGACATTCAACACGCTCAGCCTGAGCGTGACGACTGAGGAGCTTGTCACCGCCTCCTTCGGCTTCCTGGGCACGACCTGCACCACGCTCTCCGGCACCTCCATCGACGCCTCGCCGACCGCAGTCACCACCCGTGACCGCTTCTTCCACGCCGACGGGTCCATCACCGAAGGTGGGTCGGTGGTCGCCTACATCACCGCTCTGACGATGGAGCTCACCAACAACGCCGTCGGGAACTACGCCCTCGGCAACGCCGCCTACCGTGCAATCACTCCTGGCAAGGTCGGGGTCAGCGGGACCCTGACCGCCCTGTTCGAGGATGTCAGCCTCTACAACAAGTTCAAGAACGCCACGGACAGCTCCATCCTCCTGAACCTCGCCGCCGGCACCCCGTCGGAGACCTACGCAATCAAAATTCCGAAGGTGAAATACACCACCGGCGCCTTCACCCGTGCGGAGACCGGACCGGTGCTGGTTGAGCTCGGCTTCACCGGCATCTACGACACCACCGACGCAACCTCGCTGATGATTACCCGTTCAGCCTAACCCCGCCCTTCGGGGGCACCCTAACCTAAGGAGACAGGATTGGACATCCGCACTCTCTTCCCAACCGCCCAGTGGCTCGACATCAAGCTACCCACGGGCGACCCAACGGGAATTCGTTTCAAGCTCGTCGGACAGGACAGCGGTCAGTTCCGCACCGCCGCCAAGAAGTTCGCCGCTGAGTTCGTCGAGAACGACAGCAAGAAGAAGTTCGACCCGGAGCTCCTGGAGCGCCAGCAGGTCGAAATCTGCACCGCCTGCATCATCGACTGGGATGGCGTCAGCGAGGGCGACCAGCCGCTGACCTTCACCAAGGAGAAGCTGGTCGAGGTCATCTCCCTGCCTGAAGCCGCCTGGCTTCGTGAGCAGGTCTCCGACTACATCACCGCCCGCACCAACTTTTTTCGTCGAGGGGCTCAAGCCCCTGACCCGGTGGGTGGAACTGAGGGTGGAACTTGATGTACCAGACAAGGACGGCACCACCCGACGGGCACACCTCACCAAGGCGCGCACCGCCATCGAGAAGCGGACTGGTGTCACCCCTACTGGTGGCGACTTCGCTCCTCTTGATGAGCGTCCTGCTGTACCTGCCTGCCTCGCTCACCTCCTACCTCTCTTCGGCGAGCTCAGCGCAGCGAGGGGCACTGGAATGAACGGTCCTCTTGCGGTCTCCTACTCCGAGCTCGAGGCCTACACCCGTCTGATGGGGATTGACATCGAGCCCCTCGAGGTGCAGGCCCTGCGGGCAATGGACACCGCCTTTCTAAACGCCTACGCCGCCAAGGAGACCTGATTGAACCTCATCGAGCTCATCTTCAAGGCCAATACCTCCGGTCTCAAGGACGCCCAGCGGGAGCTGAAGGCGACTGAGAAGGCGACTGAGAAGGTTGAGCAGCAGACGGGCAGCGCAAATGCCGCCTTCAAGGACCTTGGGTCGGTCAAGGGTCCAATCGGTGAAGTCACAAGCAAGGTGGGTGAGCTGCAGGGGGCAATTGGTAATGTAGCTGGAGCGGCTCGCGCCCTTCCTGCTCTGCTCATCGCAGCTGTCTCAGCCGCCGGCATTCTTGCCGCAGTTCGCTTTGCCGGCCCGCTTGATGACCTTGGTGACCTTGCCACAAAGCTTGGGATGGGGGTCAATCAACTCACGCTGCTGAAGCAGTCGCTTGAGGGGTCAGGACTGTCGGTCGAGACCTACAGCACCTCCATCGACAAGGTCGTCAAGGCGCTCTCTAAGACTGATGAGGAGGGTTCTAAGGCCGCTCTTGCCATCGGCGAGCTCGGTGTAAAGGTCTCCGACGCCTCAACGCCGCAGGAGGTGCTTGCTGAGGTAACTGCGAAGTACTTCGACAGAGTGCAGGATGGGACCGTAACTGTCGGTGAGTATGCCGCCCTTCAAGTTGTGCTCGGAAAGAATGTGCGGGAGACAATGGTCGCCGTTGAAGCCGCTGAAGAGGCGCAGAAGCGGTACAACCACTTTACTGAGCTCGGCATCGGCATCACCCAAAGCGGGGCGGATGCCGCCTCTGACTATGAGAAGTCAAGTCAAGACCTCAGCTTCATCTTGACGGCGATGGGTTCGCAGCTTGTCGGCTCCATCATCCCGGCTTTCACTTCGCTTCAGAAGTGGTTTGTGAAGAGCTACGAGAGCGGCGGGCTGGTCTATGGGGCATTTCAACTGCTGAAGGCAGGAGCGGAGCTGCTGATGGTACCAATTCGTGCCATCATTTCGCTGTTCATCGCCCTCGACAATGTGGTCACCATCGTCAGTAAGAGCCTAATGACCGCCTTCAAGGCGTTCGGACAGGCGGCTACCGGCGACTTCGCCGGGGCGTGGAGCACGCTGTCCTCCATCCAAGGGATGGCCATCGAGACGCTGAAGGCTGGCAACGAGGAGATTGCCAACCTGTGGAAGGACAGCATTGGTGGTGGTGGCGGACCGCTGGCTGCCGGGGGCGGAGTACCTGGCACTCTTGGTGGTGGGCTGGGCGCCAACAACAAGAATAGGAAGAAGGAGAAGCCATTTTTTCCAGGCGACGCCACCGGTCCGTTCAACGAGTGGAAGATGATGATGGAGGAGCGGGCTAAGCGCGACCTTGAGAACATCGCGCGCTATGACAAGGCGGAGGCTGCCGCAAATGCTGCGTATGAGAGCGAGAAGAAGTTTGCTGAGGCTGTTCGAGACACACTCGACCCCACCCGCGAGCTCAACCGCGAGATTGAGAAGATTAACAACAACATCCTGCTCAACGCCCCTGAAAAGGAAGAAGCCATCAAGCGGCTGAAGGAGAACTTCGACAAGACGAAGAAGGGCGCTGAGGAGCTCAACCTCGGGCTGGAGGCCAGCAAGTATGTCGCCGGCCAGGTAGGTGATGCCCTCTCAAACGCATTTACCGCAGGCACATTCAGCTTCAAGAACTTCCTTGTGACCCTGCTTCAGGGGTTGTCAAAGCTCATCATCCAACTCACCATTGTTGAGCCGCTCATCAAGGCAGTAACAGGTGCCTTCGGTAAAGGCGGCGGCGGGTTCGGGCAGCTTGCCTCGCAGGCCGGGTCCTTCATCTTCAGTCTGTTCGGCGCGGCCAATGGCGCCGCCTTCAATCGTGGGATGGTCACCCCCTTCGCCAACGGTGGCGTCGTCTCAAGCCCAACCTTCTTCCCAATGGCGAATGGCACCGGACTGATGGGCGAGGCTGGACCGGAGGCGGTTATGCCGCTAAAGAGAGGCAAGAACGGCAAGCTCGGGGTCGTCGCCGCCGGTGGTACGGGAGCGGTCATCAACAACATCACAGTCTCCATCGGGTCAATCGACAGCGAGGAGCGTCAGCGCGCCCTTATGCGGGAACTTGAGAAGACGATTAAGGCAACTGCCCGACAGACGCTGTCTGACGAGCTGACCCGCAACGGCGGTGCCTTCCGCCGGGCCTACGCTTAACCGGAGCCACCTATGCCCGCCGCCCTTCCCCTGCAGACAACCATCAGCCAAGCATCCTCCGCTGGTGTCGAATTCAAGGTAATCGCCACTGGCTATGGTAACGGTTACTCCCAGCGGGCTCCTGACGGCATCAACACCTCTATTGGGTCGTGGGATGTCTCGTGGGAGAACATCACCGCCACTGAGTTCAGCACGGTGACCACCGCCCTTGAGACCGCCAAAGGCGCCGACTACTTCACCTGGCAGGCACCAGGCGACAGTGTGACTAAGCGCTGGGTCGTCTCTAAGTACTCCAAGCAGGCAATGAGCGGTGACATCTACACAGTCTCCGCCACCCTGACGCAGGTGTTCGACCTATGACCGTTGCACAGGACCTCCAGAAGTCAGCCCTGCCTGGGCTGGTCCAGCTCTTCACCCTCGACCTGAACCCCATCGGCGTCGCTCAGGTGTTCCACTTCACACCGACACCAAACGGGACTACGGGCACCGCCGTCTTTGGTGGCGTCACCTACACCGCCTTCCCCATCCAAGCGGAGGGCTTTGAGGTCTCTGGCGATGGTTCAGCACCACAACCCACCCTGCGGGTCTCCAACATTACCCGTTACCTGCAGTCGGAGCTGACCGCCTACCAGGACATCGTCGGTGCCAAGGTGACCCGCACCCTGACCTTCGAGACCTACCTGGACACCGGCTCCACCCCCGACAGCTCCCAGGTCTTTGGCGTTCAGTCCTACCTCATCCAGCAGCTCGTCACCCAGAACAAGCTCGAGCTCGTCTTCCGTCTCTGCACCATCCTCGACCGCTCAACGCTGAAGCTCCCACGGGAGCAGGTGCTCCGCAAGGAGTTCCCAGGTGCAGGGTTGTTCCGCACTGAATAAATAGACCACCCTTCTACCGGACCTCAGCCAATGGCGCACAGGACCCCCACCCCGCTCTCAAAGGAAGCCCTTGCCCAGGTCAAGGCACACTTCATTGCCTGCCACCCCAACGAGGGGGTCGGTTACTTCAAGGGCGACACCTTTTACCCCGTTGAGAATGTCACCACTCTGGACCCGAGGCGGTCCTTCGCCTGCCCACTTGAGGTGATGCTGGAGGACCCGGACCTCATCTGCCACTCCCACACCACCGGCTGGGAGGTGTGCTCCCCCGACATCGACCCCCGTGCTCCCTCCAAGGAGGACCTCGACGGACAGATTGCCACCGCCGTTGAGTGGGCGCTGTTCGTCACCGACGGCGAGACCTGCGACGACCCAATCTACTGGGGCAACCCGGACAACCGCCCACCTCTCATCGGCCGGGAGTTCATCTTCAACGCCCAGGACTGCCTGAGCCTGGCTCAGGACTACTACTACTCAACCCACGACATCCGTCTCCCCAATCTTGGGCGCAATCACTTCTGGTCGCAGGAGGGTGAGGACCACATCGGACAGAACTACGAGGCGTGGGGCTTCTATGATGTCACCGCCGAGGACCTGCTCCCTGGCGACGCCCTGTTGTACAAGGTCCGCTCCCCAGTCCCAAACCACATCGGCATCTACCTTGGCGGCAACCAGGTCCTGTCGCACTGGTATGGGCGCATCAGTCAGGTCGAGGACTACGGCAAGTGGGCAGGGCACATCAGCCACTACCTGCGCAACCGCAAGGTCGAGACGGGAGAATGACGAATGCTTAGAACCATCCACCTTCACGGCTCTCTCGGTGCCCGCTTCGGCAAGGAGCACCGCCTCGATGTCGAGAACATCTTCCAGCTGATGGGTGCCCTCGAGAGCCGCCTTGGTGTCGCCTTCAAGGAGGCCATCCGGGTCGGGAAGTGGCACATCTTCGACGGTGCAAAGAAGAAGGGCAACGACCGCAGCGAGGAGACCCTGTCAGTACCACTCTCTAAGAGAACCTTTCACATTTTCCCAGTCATCGAGGGTCGCTCCGCTGCATTCCGCATCGTCATCGGGGTGGTGCTGATGGTCGCTTCCGTCTTTGTACCCGCACTCGCTCCCTACGCAGTGCAGGTGTTCGCTGCTGGTTTCAGTCTCACTGTAGGCGGCATCACCGAGCTTCTGACGAAGCCCAAGGGAATGGACAAGCGAGACCAACTCGACGAGGGTAAGTCCTCAATCTTCAACTCGGTGCGGAATGTCACCACCCAGGGCGGACCCATCCCGCTCATCTACGGTCGAGTTCGTCGGGCCTCCTCGGTCGTCATCTCCGCCGACTTCGCATCGGAGAACACCGGATGACCAAGCAGTTCATTAAGGGAGCGGGCGGCGGTTCTAAGAAGCAGCACATCCCAGTCGAGACCCCCAACTCGCTCATCACTAAGACCACCGCCCGTGTTGTCTTCCTGACCTCGCAGGGTGAGGTGATGGGGTTGTGCGACCAGCCAACCGTTTCATCTGCCGCCATCTTTCCTGCTGTGAAGCCGCTGAAGGCGGTGTTTATGGACAACATTGCCGTCCAGAACACCGACGACACCCTGCACTACGCCAATGCGACCGCTGAGGAGCGTGTCGGGCTGCCCTCCCAGACTGCCATCGCCGGCTTTCCGTCGGCCACAACAGGTTTCAGCGTCGGCACCAAGGTCGTCGTCGCCACCCCTGTCGCCTACACTTCCTCGACCGCCGATGTTGATGCCATCCGGGTAGGCATCCGCTTTCCAGCCCTCTTCCAGCAGGAGAACAACGGGGACATCAACAAGACGACGGTTGAGTTCGGCATCTACCGGCGACTTGGAGCGGGGTCCTACTCCCTCATTCGCACCGTCACCGTCAATGACAAGACGAACGCTCCGTCCGACATCGACTACCTCATCGAACGCCCGACGGGTGCGGGTACCTGGGGAGTTCGTGTCAATCGGGTGACCGCCGACAACTCCCTCTCGACCCTCGCTAACGACATCTACTTTCAGACGGCAACGGAGCTGCGGTATGTCACCCTGCCGTTCAACAACCGCGCCCTCGTCGGGCTGAAGGTAGTTGCCGATGAGACGACCTCTCGCTACCCGGTCGTCGGCTTCGACATCGCCGGCATCAAGTGCAAAATTCCGTCCAACTACAACCCCTACACCCGGGTCAATAGCGGTGGCTGGGATGGCACCTTCAAGGCGCAGAAGGACTGGACCTGCAACCCAGCCTGGGTCCTCTACGATGTGCTGACCAATACCCGCTACGGGATGGGCATCGCCGAGGCGGACATCGACAAGTTCTCCTTCTACGACGCAGCGGTCTATAACGACGCCACGGTGCCTGCCCTCGTCAATGGAGCGGTGAGCGGCACTGAGCCCCGTTACCAGTTCCACCACCAGTTCCTGGACGGGCAGGACGACGGCTGGAGTTTCGTCCAGAACCTCGCCGCCACCTTCGGGGCGGTGGTGTATTCCAACGGCACCCAGGTCAAGCTGGTGCAGGACCGGGTGACCAACTGGTCACGGGTCGTCTCAAACTCCAATGTCATCGACGGGATGTTCGAGTACTCCTCCTCGACCCTTCAGACCCGTACCACCGCCTGCATCTGCTACTGGCAGAACCCAGACGAGGGAATGCTGGCGACCCCCGCCTACTACGAGGACACCGCTGCGACCACCCGCTACGGCTACAACCTCAAGGAGGTGCAGGGCATCGGGGTCACCACCGAAGGACAGGCTCACCGGCTGGCGAAGTGGAATGTTGAGACCTCAATCTCCAACCTGACCTCCGTCACCTTCAAGGTCGGCTTCGCCAACGCCGGGTTGATGCCAGGCGAGGTCATCAAAATCGCCGATGCCGACTACGCTGAGGTGATGTCGGAGGCACGGGCGGTAAGCGCGACATCTTCCGTGCTAACCATCGACCGCCCGGTCTCAGTTGTAAGCGGCAACACCTTCGACATCATCGGAGCGGACGGCACGACAGTTCTTACACGGACTGTCTCAGGGACCTCAACTGACGAGACCGTCCCCTACTCAGGCAGTGCCCTCTCAATCACCGCTGGTGCGACCGTAATCTTCACGACCGACATCTCGCCCCGCTACTTCAAGGTCATCTCCGTCAAGGAGGAACAACCTGGCGAGTGGTCCGTCTCCGCAGTTCAATACGACCCGAACAAGTTCGGGCGGGTCGATGACACCCCAACGGGCGCGCCGCTCATCTACCAGCAGCCCAACCAAATTCCATCCGCCCCGACCGCCCTGAACTTCCGTGAGGTGGCGGTCAATGACAACAACTCCATTCGCCGCAGCCTCATCATCTCCTGGTCCCGACCGGTCAGCGGGGGTGTGAGCGGCTATGCGTTGAAGTACCGGGTCAAGACCTCCTCCTGGACCCTCGTCAATCCGCAGACGACCTCATATGAGATTGCACCCGTCATCGACGGCACCTACGAGGTCGAGGTCAGGGCCGTCAATGCCCGTGGGGTGGCGTCGGACGCCCTCACCGGTTCCTACTCAATCTCCATCAACGGGGTCGCCGCCTCACCTCTCGACCCACCGACCAACCTCATCGAGACGAACCTCGGTGCGACCGTCTTCACCTCCGACAACCTCAACTTCCGCTGGACCAACCCGACCAGCAACGGTTCGAAGAGCGTCAGCCTGCGCGACTTCGAGGTGCGCATCATCGAGACGACGGGTTCGACCACCCTTCGCACCTTCTACATCGCCCCAATCGCTGCCGGGCAGAACCAGCAGGCGGCCTACACCTACGAGGACAACCGGGTGGATGGCGGACCTCGTCGCACCATCAAGGTGCAGGTGCGCTGCCGAGACACCAACAACAACCTGTCGAACGCCGTTGAGACGACCTTCACCAACCCTGCCCCTGGGGTGCCGTATGGCATCACCGTTCAGGGCGGGGTGGGCAATGTCAAGATGTACTGGCAGAACCCGACGGAGAGCGACTTCGAGGGCACCCTCATCTGGCGCTCAACAACGACCGGCTTCACTCCCTCCTACGCCAACCTCGTCTTTGATGGGTCGGATGCCGCCTGGACGGACGGTGCGGTGACCGACGGCACCCGCTACTACTACCGCTTCGCCGCCTACGACAGCTTCGAGAAGACCTACGACGGTGCCCGGCTGAACCTCACCGGTGAATACACGGGAGATGCCGTCTCCCTCGACTTCGACACCAACCTGGTGCATAACTCGTCGTTCCAGGCGCTGACCCCTGAGGGCAACTTCAAGCCGACCGGCTTCTACACCTATGAGTTTGCCGAGCCGCCCCGCCACGAGTTCTTCGATGCCACCGGGCGCAACTCATCGAAGGCGTTCGCCTCCCGCATCATCACCGCCGTGCCGTCGCAGTTTGGCCTGGCGACCCTGCCAAGCGAGGTGCCAGGTGGGGCAAGCGTGAATGGTGGCTGGAAGACGGACACCGACTATGTCCTCTCCATCTACGCTAAGCGGGTCAATGGCTCCGGCTGGACCAACCTTGAGCCGGTGTGGAACAACATCCCTGACGCCCAAACGGTGCTCTCCGCCCCTAACCTCACGACCTCGTGGGTGCGCTCCAGCTGGAAAATCAGGTGGGATGCTGGTTCCACCGTTGAACCGGACGGTGGCTTCTTCATCCGGGTCAATGGCACCCACGCCGTCGGAGCGGAGCTCCACCTCGACGACATCCAGGTGGAGGTCGGCACCGCTGTGACTGCCTACGCCCCTCGCTCCTCGGAGCTGGTGCTGCCTGGGTCCATCACCGCAACTGAGATTGCGGACGACAGCGTGACGACGCCTAAGCTGGTGGCTGGGAGCGTCGTTGCCGGCAAGATTGCGGCCGATGCGGTCGGCACCAATGAGCTCATCGCCGGAGCGGTGACCGCCGACAAGATTGCGGCGAACTCAATCACCGCCGACAAGGTCGTCATCACCGGCACCGCCGCTGCGCTTAACGCCGACCCGAACACCCAGGACGGCTCCGCCTGGACATCCGATGCCGCCGACCCAACCGTCATCACCGACACGACCTCACCGACCGGCAAGGCGCTGGAACTGAACTCAAGCGCAGCGGTGCTCACCACTGAGTTCATCCCGCTGGACGCCACCAAGAACTACAACCTTCGCACCTGGTTCAAGCAGCAGAGCGGCACCTCCACCACCTACCTGGCGGTCGCGTTCTACAACGGGTCACAGGGGCTGCTCACTGGCACCTCCAATCCCAGTGGCTGGACGGACTACGGCACCTTCCACTACTACGGGCTGGTGAATGCCACCGGTCCGGCCTCCTGGTCGGAGTACCGCATCGACTTTGGGCCGGACGAGACGGCACACATTCCAACTGGAGCGAAGTTCTGTCGCATCGGTGTGCTGTTCAACGAGAGCGGCACTGGTGTTCAGCGGACCACCAACCTTCGCCTGGTCGAGAAGGTCTCCTCCGCCCTCATTGTCAATGGTGCAATCACCGCAACGAAGATTGCTGTCTCCTCGCTCGACGCCGTCTCCGCCACCATCGGCACCCTGCGGACCGCCTCCAGCGGGCAACGGGTCGAAATCAAGGACAACCAAATCATCGTCTATGACAGCTCCAATGCGGTGCGTGTCAAGATTGGGAACCTCTCGTAATGGCCTACGGCATCGCAGTCACCAAAGGGTCACTCACGACCCTAACGCAGACGCTCACCTCCGGGCGCATCTACATCGACCTCATCTACTATGAGACGGAGACGAGTGGCACCACCCACACCCACACCTACACTGCGGTGCCTGGGCACTCCTACCTGCGCATCCACCAGATTGGGGGTGGCACCCATACCTGGACAACCTCCACTAACGGGTCGGGGCAGGCAGTCATCACCCTAACGGCAACCGCCAACCCATCCACCCTCGCCGTTCCATTCACCCTGCTGGTGGTCTTCACCACCCGCACCTCAGAGACCGGTTACGGCATCACCACGGTGAATGAGGTCGGCGACACGGTGGTCAGCGCCCTCTACCCAGTGCCTGAGTTCGTGGGCAAGGTGACCTTCAGCTCCACCCCGACCTCCTCCTACGCAACAGGTGAGGGCTCCTTCAACAGGTATGTGCATACGACCGGCACGACGCTTGGTGCAAGCAGGGAGCGCCTGCTGTTCTGGGTCCTCCCACAGACCAATGAGGATGTGTGGTACAACTGCCCCGCTCACATCTCAGCGTCGGTCAGCGGGTCGTTCAACATCGAGGTGCAGGTTACCACACTCTCCGGCACCGCCTACTACCTGCCGGAGTGCTATGTCTTCGCCCTCAACGGGCTCACCGCTTCCAGCGAGGCCTATGGAATGCGGGTGTTTGATGCCGCAGGTGCGGTGACCTTCGACAGCGGGCGGGACCACCTGGTCATCACCGGCATCGACAACATCGTCGATTTCCCGACCTCGACCGGCACCATTAACTCCTATGTGCCAACAACCGACCTCACCGGCATCAACTACCCAGCTGGTACCTTTCCGCAGTTCAGGCAGGAGACCTACAACTCAAGCGGGGCCAAGGTGTATTCGGGAGCGGTCAGGTTGCGCACCAACCAGGTCGAGACCCGCCTGGTGCAGGACGCAGCGTATGGTGGGTCCTACTCCACCGCCACCTACAACTACGGTCTCTACACCGACCTCACCCAGGCCTACCTGAACTCCGCCGACTACGCAACGACCTCCTTTGCCCTCACCGGCCGCACCTTCCAGTACGACGGCACCAACTACTGTGCCTACGACACCTCGCTCAGTCAGACCTCCTGCACCTCCGTCTCCTACCACTCCTCCGCCTACCGTGGTGGGGTGGGTGCGGCTGTCACCTACGCGTGGAGCCTGCCGTCAAACGCCGGTGGGTTGTCCATCAGCGGTTCAACCACCTCCATCGACTGCAAGGTCGAGAAGACCACCGCCGCAGCGGGCACCTACTCCGCCACCCTCAGGTGCGCAATCTCAGACGGCATCTCAACGACGAACATCGACCGCAGCATCACCCACACCCACGAGGCAGTTTCGTCAGGAGGCGGTTCAGGTGGAGACACAGGTGGGGACAGCGGTGGCGACAGCGGAGATGGTGGTGGTGGTGGGTGTGTGATGGCCACCTACCTCACTCAGACGGGGGTGTGGAGCCGCACCGACCTCCTGCGCCTGGTGCGGTGGTGTGAGCGGACCCTTCACGGCAGGGCGGCAGGCGAGTGCTTCAGGCGGGGTTACAAGGTCATCGGGACCCACATTGGGGTGCCAGGGCTGCGTCGAGGTGGGCTGTCTGCCCGCTACTTCCGCTGGACCTTCGAGGGAGCAACTGACCTCCTGCGTAGGCGGACCAAGGCACCGCTGGTGGTGCTGAACTCCGCCTGCTGGTTTGCCCTCATTATGGTCGTCGGAGCTCTCAAGAAATGACAACCATCTCTCTCGACGGGGTTAGAACCCGCATCGACCACCACGGCATCTACCGGGTGAAGCCGGGGCTGCAGCGTCTGCCCGGCAAGGCACCGAACTCCTGGTACTCCTGGCAGTTCTACCTCAGGCGGGTGCTCTACGACCCCGCCTGCCTGAGAACGATTGTTGATGCCCTCGCTGAGCGGCTGGACCTCTCCTACACCCAGCTCGGTGCCTGCGAGGACGCAGGCGTCTGTCTTGCCACCGCCCTGTCCCTTCGCACCGGGGTCTCGATGTTCTCCATCAAGAAGCGGCGCAAGGACTACGGGCTGCTGAACTTCACTGAGGGACCAATCCTGGACCGCCCCGTCCTCCTGGTAGATGATGTCAGCGGGTCGCAGACCACCCTGCGTCGTGCCGCCCACTTCATCAAGCTCCACTTGAACCTTCCACCGGCAGGGCAGTACGCAGTCGTCGTAAATAAGGATGTCGCCACTCACACCGGTGCCTACCTTGACGGGCCAACCTTGGTCAGCCTGTTCGACGCCAGTGAGTTTGCCCTCACCTGGGATGACTACTATGCCCGGTATGGGGTGGAGCCAGTCTTCGGTCGCTTCGTCTAACGCATAAATACACCCTGACAGGACACCTACTATGGCAACGAAACCTACCAACCTGCGCCACCTGGACATCGACCAGGGCTCATCGAAGGACTTCATCTTCACCATCACGACCGATGGGGAGCCGCCGGCGCCCTTTGACCTCACCGGCTACACCGCCCGTGCCCAGGTGCGTCGGTCGTACGGTGCCAAGGACGGCGTGCTCATCAACTGCACCCTCGCCAACGGCAAGCTGGTGCTGACGGATGTCGCCGGTGGCGTTCTGACGCTGTCGCTGGCACCTGAGGACACCTCCCTCATCCTGTTCGCCGACAAGGAGGACGCCGTCCTCGTCTGCGTCTATGACCTTGAAATCATCTCTCCCACCGGCGATGTCTATAAGCCCGCTCGTGGCAACCTCACCCTCCACCGAGAGGTTACTCGATGAACACGCAGGAGCGGTTCTACACCTACCTCTATTCTGACCCATCCCGTGGGATGGAACCCATCTATGTGGGTAAAGGAACTGGACAACGGTTCAAGACACACCTGCGCAGGATTGACCACCACCCGCTCACCTACCGGCTGCGCAAGATGCGTCTGGTTGGCGTCGAGCCGGTTATTACCTTCCTATGCAAGGATGTTGATGAGGAGCTTGCCTGTCTTGTTGAGGTAGAAGCAATCGCTAAATATGGTAGAAAAGACCTCGGCAGAGGGCCGCTGCTAAACAAGGCCGATGGCGGCGGGGGTTCAACCAACCCAACACCTGAGATGCTCGCCTTGCGAGGTAAGAAAATCAGCGTTGCCAAGAAGGCAGCTGGCAAGACCTACTCTGCTGAGGAACGACAGCGCATCTCGGTGGGTAAGAAGCTCAGCAACGCGCAACGCGGTTTTCGTGGTCATCGCTTCCCTAAAGGAAGCGTGCCGCACAATAAAGTTCCAGAGAGCGTGCTCAAGCAGGTTCTCGACCTTCGTAGCCGAGGTTTAGGCTATGACGCAATAAGCGAATGCGTCGGCAAAAGCGCGAATGCGTGTGTCAAAATCTTCGCTAAGTCAAAACTTCTCACTACAAACTAAGGAGGCTACTATGCCCGCAAGTGTTTATTTGGCTAATAAGTTGCTAGACCACCAGCTCGGGAAGACCTCCTTCACGATGCCGACGGCCTATGTCGCCCTCTCCTCGACCACGCCCACCGCCGGTGGCACCAATGTGACCGAGCCGTCTTCAGGCTCCTACGCCCGCAAGGTCACGGCCGGTGCCGACTGGAACGCCGCCGCCTCCGGTGCGACCACGAACGCCAACGCCATCACCTTCACCACGGCAACGGGAGACTGGGTCTCCGGTGCCAACCTGACCTACGCCGTGCTCTACGACGCCTCTACCTCCGGCAATATGCTGGCGTACGGCGCCCTGACCACGGCCAAGTCGGTACTCAACGGCGACACCGCCTCGTTTGCGGCCGGTCAAATCTCCGTCACGCTGACCTAAGCCGACCCCACCAACCCACAGAGGGGCTACGGCCCCTTGCACTGGAGACCCCTATGGCACAGTCAAACGACAGCATCCTCATCACCCCCGGTTCAGGGGCGACGGTCGCCACCCACAACCCGGGCGACAGCAAGGAGTACCAGGTGGTGATGATGGCTGGCGAACGAGGCCACATCTGGGGCTCCGCCGACGCCTTCATCGTCGAGACCACGAACACGGCCAATGTGGCCGCCTCACGGACCACCCGCTTCGACCTCTTCAACGCCTCTGGTTCAGGGGTGGTGCTGGAGCTCAGCGGCATCTACATCATCCCGACCCTGACGGCGGTGACGGGCGTCGGTCTCACCTGGGAGCTCATCAAGACCTCGGCGGTCGGCACCGGTGGCACGACCCTGACGCCTCGCGCCCTGGACAGCGACAACGCCTCCCTTCCCTCCCAGGTGACCGCCCGCACCTCACCGACCGGTGGGGCAACGACCAACCACCTGTGGCTGTCAATCAACACCTCGTCGGAGGAGACGCTGCCCTACGGCTCACTGTCGTCGAACATCAACCACATCGCCTTCGCGCTGTCGCCCGACATCCAGAACATCACGCTGCGGGAGGGGCAGGGCATCAAGATTGACCAGACGACCAGCTCGTCCGTCGGCTCAACGAACATCCGCGCCGTCTTCAGCGTGAAGTAACGGGAGCACCCGATGGGCCTGCTCCTCCTCTTCAAGGGAGACCCTCCCGGCACGAAGACCTTCCAGACGCAGGTCGTCGAGGTGCTGTCCGTCGCTCCGTCGCTGACGGAGCCCCTGCGGGTCGTGCTGGACACCGGGTGGAAGAACCCGTCCTCGCACCTGGGCGGTTCCGGCTGGACGACGCCCGGCAACATCTACACCTCAGACAACGCATATGCGTCGGTCCAGCCGGCGGTGAGCACCGAGAGCAACCCGCTTGTTGGCACCAACTACGGGTTCAGCATTCCTACCGGCGCGGTCATCAAGGGCATCGAGGCTCGGCTGGAAGGTCAGCTGGGTGCCTTCTACGGCATCGGGGAATACAACTACGCCTTTCTTCACACCAACTACGCTGCCGACTATGAACCTCGGTCGGCGACCTCAAAGGGCTTCACACTCTCCGGTGTGTCGGAGGGGACATCAACGGTCGGGTCGTCGTCCGACCTCTGGGGCGGCTGTGACACCGATGGTGACAACGACAGCGACCGCCTCTGGACCGCCGCCGACTTCAACTCTGCCAACTTCGGCATCTCCTTCGTTGGAGCCTCCGCCGCCTCACCTGGTGCCACCCAGTATGTCATCGACACACTGGAGCTGCGGGTCACCTACGAAGTGCTCACCAAGGTCGTCGGTACCTCCATCGTCGAGACGGAGACGCTGTCCGGTTCGCTGTCAGTTGAACAGGCGCTTACCCTCCTCGCCACCGCCATCGCCGAGGCTGAGACCGTAACTGCCCTGCTGGGTCGCACCCGCCCCCTTGCCTTCGCCCTTGCTGAGACTGAGACCCTCGCTCAGACACTTGCCCGCAACCGTGGCATCGCTACCTCCATCTCCGAGACCTCGGTCATCACCGCCGTTCTCAGGAAGACGACCGGTCTCGCTCTCACCGTCTCCGAGGTCGAGACGCTTGTCGCCACCATCGGGCGGACCCGGGCGTTCAACCTCACCATCGCCGAGGCTGAGGCGCTCACCGCCGCCTTCATTCGCGCTCGAGCCATCCAGACCGTGCTAAGCGAGACGGAGACGCTGTCGGCGTCCCTAGCCAAGGCACTTCAACTGGCGTTCTCCATCAGCGAGGCGGAGGCCCTGGCGGCGACCATCAGCCGCACCCGTCAGCTGAGCTCCGGCTACACCTCCTCGCTCGCCTACACCTTCAACCTCGGTGCCCTGCGGGCGTTCGCCCTGTCCCTGGTCGAGAGCGAGACGCTCACCGCCGACCTCACCGTTGCCGTCGTCAAGCTCCTGTCGGCGACCATCGTCCAATCTACCACCCACTCCTTCGGCGAGCTCCGTCGAGTTCGTGGGCTGCTGTCCGCCATCAACGAGGTCAGCACCCTGACCGCCACCCGGCTGAACCGCTCCCTCTCCCTGGCGGTCTCACTGGCTGAGACGGAGGACCTGGACTTCGTCCTCGGGCTGCTCAAGCAGCTCGCGCTGAACCTCGCTGAGGTAGAAGCGGTCACCGCTCAGCTCAGTCGCAAGCGGGACATCCAGCTGACCATCAACGAGGTTGAGACCCTCATCGCCAACCTTGAGCGGGTCAAGCTGCTGGCCGCCGCCGTTGTCGAGCAGACCACCCACACCTTCCTGCTGAACCGGGTCAGGGGTCTCACCTTCACCCTCGCTGAGGCGACCACCTTGGGTGCCGCCTTCGCCCGTGTGCGTGGGCTGGTGACCTCCATCGGTGAGACTGAGGTGCTGGCGTTCGACACCACCCGCCTGCGTGGGCTGCTGACCACCATCGCTGAGACTGAGGGACTTTCTGCCGCCTTCACCCGCCTGCGTGGCTTCGTTGCCGACCTCGCTGAGGTCACCGGCTACACCTTCACCCTGTCCGTCCTGCAGGGACTGTTCGAGGGCACCGCCACCGCCGTCATCTCCTGGAGGCAGTTCGCCTTCATCGCTCCCAACGAGCACCGCCTGACCACCTTCACCGAGACGGTGTCGTTCGCCGCCTCAGAAGATGTTGTTGTCGCCCTCTCGACCGCAGTCGCCGTTGAGCCGGTGTCGCTCACCCAGGACGCCCCTGTCTCAGTCGTCATCTCGCCCTCAACCACAGTCACCACAAAGGTCGGACCCACCCTATGAGCGGCTTCGTAAGTAAATACCTCACACCTTCCAAGGACACACCAATGGCCCGTCGCAACCCCATCCGAGCCCTCCCACCCGGCTCCTTCGAGGAGACCTTCAACAAGGGCGCCCTCGACACCTCGAAGTGGGTCATCTCCACCGGCACCGCCCCAGGCGGCAACGCCAACCACGCCGGCACCTTCGCCACGAACAATGTCGATTTGAGCACCGGGATGCTGCGGCTGAAGCTCGACCAGGCGGGTGGCCCCACGAACTACACCTCGTCAGGGGCGGAGCTCTCCACCATCGCGTCGTTCGGCTATGGCACCTACCGCTTCATCTACCGAGCTTCATCGACCGCCGCAACGCCGCAGGCAACCGGCTCCACCATCAGCGGGTCCATCACCGGGCTGTTCAACTACCGAGACACCCTGCCGACCTCCTACTGTGAGATTGACTTCGAGGTGGAGGGGCAGACCTACCAGGACCGCCACAAGCAGGTCGCCTTCACCAACTGGACGGACAACGACTACGACCCGCCGACCAACCCGACGCAGGGCTACTCAACCGGGCACACCCCTTGGGCGAACTTCATCGACTGCCGCTGGGTCTGGACGGCCGGCAGGATTGACTACTATGTCGGTGAGGTGCTGCGCCACACCGCAACCACCAATGTGCCGGTGCCGTCCGCTCCAATCTTCATCAACCACTGGGGCACCCACAACATCAACTTCGGAGGCACCGCCACGGTCTCGACCCCTCGGTACCTCTATGTCTCCTATGTCTCGTTCATCCCGGCCTAACTATGCGCCCCCAGGACCGAGCCGACCGCCGGCGTGTAAATACCATCCTTGGTGCTAGAAAGGGCGGGCCGATGGACGCCCACAACAACCGAAGAGCGGCGGTTCTGCACGCCGCCCGTGAGCTCGAGGCTGACCTCGACCTTGTTGAGTTCCTTGAGGAGCTTGACGCGCATAACAGCATACCCATACTCAATGAACCCGACTTCAAGGAGCAGGTATGCCCACCCTCAACTACACCGTCCCCTACAACGAGCTCTTCCGCTCCGCCCTTCACATCAACGCCTACGGCTCAGAGCAGGTCACCCAGCTTGGGCTGATGTGCGGTGGGGGCTTCGAGGAGGAGATTGACCCGCCTCGCTTCACCACCACCCTCACCGCCACCGGGACCGCCACCGTCCTCGCCGGGCAGGTGACCCTCACCTGCGGTACCTCCATCAACGGCGCCGCCCAGCTAAGCACCACCAAGCTGGGCAGGTATGTCTTCGGCCAGACGAATGTCCTCTACGGGATGGCACGGGTCACCTCCTTCAACCCTGGAGCGACGACGACCATCGGCGTGCTCATCGACGCCAACAACTCCATCGGCTTCCGCTACATCGGCGGGGCCCTCGAGCTGTTCTACAACCGGGCGGGGGTCACCCGCACCGTTCCATCAACCGACTTCAACGGCAACCGAGACAACCTCGTCGGCACCTTCACCCCCGACACGAACTTCCACCAATACACCATCCACTATGCGCAGCACCAGGTGGTGTTCGCCATCGACGGTCGGGTGATGCACACCCTCATCCCCACCACCGAGGTCATTGGTCGCTTCACCGGCCAGCCCTACATCTCCGTCCGCAACACCGTCGGTGGGGTCTCAACGACCGTTGAGGTCGGCGGCCTGGCCATCTACACCCAGGGCGGCGTCACCACCTACCCGACCTTCTACGCCACCAACAAGACGAACAACACCCCAGAGACCCGGTTGCTGAAGGCAGGAGCGGGGGTGCTGCAGTCCATCAATGTGACGAAGACGGGAGCGAACACCTCCCAGGTCGCCTTCTACGACGGCTTCGACACCACCGGCACCCTCATCGGGGTGTTCGACCTCGCCAAGGACGCCTCCGTCGGCCAGCACATCTTCGGCCTCATCGGCCTGACCTTCGATGTCGGGCTGTTCTACTCGCTTACCGGCAACCCGACGGGGGCATCTTTCACCACAGTCTGGCACTGACCGGGCGTAAATACACCCAGTAACCAACCGGAGGGACTGAGCAGTCCCTAACATCTGCTCAAGCATAACACCATACCCAGAGGGTCATTTTATGGACACCCAGAATTCCGACAGCCGGGAGCGGCTCGTTCGCGTGGAAAGCACCGTCGAGCACCTGGATGCCAAGGTCAAAGGCATCGAGACGCAGCTCTCAACCCACGAGACGACCACCGCAGTTTCCTTCGCTCAGCTCCGTGAGAACGGCGTTCGGCAGCAGATTGCCACCGAGAACCTCGTCAAGGCCATCGAGGCCCAAGGTGCCCAGCGCACCGCCCAGGAGACCTCCCTCCACACCAAGGTCGCCGCCCTCGACGCCTCCTTCAACTCCCTCAAGCACCAGGCCTATGCAATCACCGTCGGTGGGGGCCTGGTCTGGGTCCTCCTCGGGAGCAAGCTGCTGACCGTGCTGGGGCTGAAGTGAAGTGGCTGAAGACGCTCTGGCTGGGGCTGACCACGAACGCCGATGGGACCTTCAGTTCCACGAAGTTCTGGCAGAGCGTCGGCTACATCGCCGCTACCTATGCGCTAATGCTGCTGGCGCACAGCGGCAAGCTCAGTGCGGATTTCTACCTCATCTACCTCGGAGCGGTCACGGCGGCGCGCTCCTTCCAGAACTACCTCGTTGCCCGTGGAAAGGACACCTCCTATGCTCAGTCTGCTAACGCCTACCAGGCTTCTCCTTATGGTTACGGTGGTCGCCCTCGGGGCTACCTACCTGATGTGGTCGCTCCACCAGAACCAAGTCAGGGAGAACGAGCGGCTCGAGGTGGAGCTAAAGCTGAGTGAGGCCCAGCTCATCGAGGCCGCCGCTGAGCGTACCCGACTGGAGAGGGTCACGAAGCAGGTCGTCACCAAGGTCAAGCGGGTCACCGACCGACAGGTGGAGGTCGTGACCAAGGTGCTTGAAATCCCGGTCGAGGTTGAGGTTGAGCGGTGTCTCAGCCCGGTTCTGCTGGAGGCCGTTCGCCTCGCCGATGAGGTCCCACAATGATGCGCTGCTGCACCTACTGCGGGTCAAACTACCACTCAGTTACCCACTGCCCCTGGAAGAAAGGAACACGATGGACTGCTTCACCCACGCCCTCAACCACGCGATGCGCTATGAGGTCGGCGCCTTCTGGGACCCGAACCACCCGGCGGTCGAGACTGGAGACATCTCCACCGCCCGCAACCAGCGAGCCTGCGGCTTCGTTGATGACCCGCTGGACAACGGCGGAGAGACGAAGTTCGGGGTGGCTCAGAATGGAAACCCCGACCTCAACATCAAGGCGCTGACCTGGCAGCAGGCACAGGAGGTGTATTACGACCGCTACTGGCGACCGGGTGGCTGCGACCAGCTCGCTGAGTTCGCTCCTTTCCTCGCCGCCCTCCACTTCGACGGCTGCATCAACCACGGGGTGAAGCGGGCGAGCCAGTTCCTGCAGGAGGTCGTCGGAGCGGAGCCGGACGGCAGGGTGGGCGACCAGACGCTCTCAGCGGTGTGCGACGCCGTTCAGCACCGTGGGGAGGCGCAGGTATGCCACGGGCTGTGCGACCGACGGGAGCGGTTCTACAAGGAGATTGTCTGGCGCAAGCCCGCCCAGGGCAGGTTTCTGAACGGCTGGATGAGGCGCATCACCGAGATGAGGCAGCTCTCGACGGTCGAGGAGAATTCACAATGAGAGCAATAACCCTACTCTTGGTCGCCGGAAGCCTCCTGGTGGGCTGCCAAACCGCCCCAATCGTGCTCCCGGCGACGCGAAACCCACCCCCGGAGGTGCTTGTGGAGGTGCCCCTCCGCCCCCGGGCGGGCGAGATTACCTCCCAGCGGGATGTCGCGAGGTTCATCCTCGCCCTTGACGCCTACTCCCGACGGCTGGAGGTCCTGCTTGAAGGGTGGCGGGAATGGGCACAGACGGAGAACGCCGATGGAGGACGATGACAGCAGCGGGATGTCGCTCGACGAGCTCGAGCTCTACCTCGGGGAGAAGTCCTACGCCGACCTCCACCGGCCGTTGATGTCGGAGGCGACGGACGAGTACGACGACGAGGACTGGGGCGTGCTGCTGGAGGAGGTCATCTGGTTCCTGGAGGCGGACGAGGGGGACAAACAGGACCTCCTCGTCCGACTGAAGGCCGGGCTGGAGCGGGTCATCGTCAGCGGGTAACGCCGCCGCCTATTTGTGCGCTAATGCTACTAGTTGCGGTCGCCACTTGATTGTTTCAGTGGCCGTTTTATACATCTGGGTGCCCTGTCTGGTCGTCCATATAACCTTTCAGTCTAACGCAGGGCACCAACCTGCGGTGTTTTTCCGCCTGTCCGTATAAATACCTTCACGAACAGATTGCAGACGGGTAAGGTGGGTGGCACTACTTTAGTCCTGTTGCAACGACAGGCTCCTTCTTGTGGCCCGTCTGCAATCTGTTCCACCTTGGTTGCCGCCCCCGAGGATTTACACAAGAAGGAAATGCCTATGAACTCAACCCTTACCCTGCTTAACCGAGACAACCTGCTACGGAACCCCCGGTCCCAGCGTGTCGCCGTTCGAGCGGTCGAGTGGGCATCACGCGCCCTGACGACCCTCACCCCGACCTCCATCCACAACACCAAGCTGTCCGCCATCTTCCCGAACACCCCGCTCGGGCACTGCCTCCGTGCCAACCTGTTGGTCCGACAGGGGATGTATATTCCAGGTGCGCAGTCGTTCAGCTACACCCTCAACCGACAGGGCTACGACGCCCTGGTCGCCACACTGCTTTCGTGGAACCATACGGTGGATGCCCCAGGCCACCTTGAGCAGCTGAAGCGCCGCTTCAGTGACCAGCTCGAGACCCTCGACTTCGCCTACACTGAGAAGAGTAATCGGTACTGGCACCCCCTGCAGAACCTCGCGCGCGCCGACAAGCAGGTCTTCTGGGCCCCCCTCCTCCCGTTCGACTACGACGCCGTCGCCTGCGCCCCGACCGTCCTCCTTCAACTGGCCCGCCGCACCGGTCTGCCGGCCGTCCTCCTCGACCCCATCCAGGCATACATCGCCGGTCGCACCGCCCTCCGCCTGCGGCTGGCGCAGGACCTCGACATCCCCGTCCAGGACGCCAAGCGGCTCATCAACTCGCTGTTCAACGGCGCCCGGCTGAGTGCCAATGCCCACTGCGCCGCCTACCGCACCCTTGACTACGACCTCGTCAAGATGTCTCGGCTGCAGAACCTCAAGTGGGTCCGTATGCTGCGCCTGTCAGTCAAGCTTGCCTGGCGGCACATCCAGCTGGTCACCCGGGCGGAGACCAAGACATCCAAGCAGAAGTGGGGCATCTACTTCGCCGCCGAAAGGAAAATCCTCGACGCCGCTCGCAACTACCTCACGCAGACCAACAACCCGCACTTCTGCGAGCACGACGGCTTCAAGACAAAAAATCCGGTCGAACTGGACAAACTCAGCGAGTTCATCAAGCTCAACACCGGATTTGAGATTGACTACGACACACACACCACCACACACGCACACAGCTCTAATGATTTCACCAATCGGGCGGTACCGGCTGCGTCGTCCTTCGTGAAGCCATATTCGGCTGCCCAGCTGTTCGAGGTGCTCTACCCGCACCTCATCGACCCGCCCGAACGACACCTGGTCGCCACCGGCTGACCACCCCACTCCCCCACTGAAGTAACTGGGCCCAGGTTAGGCTAACTCGCCCCCGCCCGCCGCCATATGGTCTCACCAACCGTCGGTGCTTAGACTTGCACCCTGAAGTCAATAACTACGCCGTCCATATGGGTGCAAGTCTAAGCACCGACGAGTTCATCCTGACTTCTGTTCGTCGGTTTTACCCACTTTCCTGTCCGCCCATATAAATACATTCGTATAGAGAATAACCTCCATATGCGTCCGACAGGAGACCACCTACTATGACCCCCACCAAGAAGACCGTCATCACCCAGGAGGGAATGCAGCGTAAGCTCGACCGCCTCATCGCCCGTGCCCTCCAGCGGCAGAACCCCGTTCTCTACGACCGCCTCTACGAGGAAGCCCGTGTCGTCATCGACTTCGACCAAGCGGACCCCTTCGCCAAGGTCGCCGGTGCCCACCACGGTCACGCCTCTCCTCGCTACCGTGCCATCAACAGCTTCAAGCAGGAGCTGATGAAGGAGGCCATCGACCGGCGGTTCCACCCTGTCAAGAAGCCCAACCTTACAATACAGCTGCCGTCCATCGACCTGCTAAATGTTGGTAAAGAATAACCCGCCCGTATAAATAACTTCAGCCGACAACCGTCAGTTGAACAACCCCGCACTAAAAGGAAAACACATCGTGAAGAACACCGGCACAGCCCCCAACCTCAACGACCCGTTCTGGGCGAACATCAACGCCGCCCAGCAGACCGCCGCCTGCACCGGAAAGCACCGCTTCACCGACGCCCACGCCGCTCGAAAGGTCGCCGACCGCCAGCGCCGTCGCTCCGACCGAGCCATCAACACCTACGAGTGCAGCCACTGCGGCGGGTGGCACCTCGGCAACCAGACCACCACCAGGCACTGACCACTATGACCACCTCCGACCAGCTCACCCTCCGCCGCCTCAAGAAGGACACACCGCCCGACACCTCCTGGTCGGTGGTCGCCATCACCGACCCCACGGACCCGTCCGTCGTTCGAATGGTGAGCGTCTCGCCGTCCGCTTCAGTTCGACCACGGCTGTCGATGTTCAAGAGCCAGGCCATCAAGAACTACACCACCCTCTACTCGTCGCCCGTCGGTACCTGGGCACGGGGCATCCTCACCAGCGGTGGAGCCATCCCCTACACCATCCACGGCCCCTTCAACACCCGCCCGGAGGCCATCGCCGCCAAGGCCGCCCTCGCCGCCGCCCACCGTTCGACCATCCTCAAGCAGAGCGCCTACACCCGTGACCCAGCTAGTCAGCACCAGTGACCACCACGGCCGCCCCTACGAGACCCTCTCCCTCGCACCGGCCGTCGGCACCTACTCCCACCCCTACGAGGCGCTAATCTTCATCGGCGTCACCAAGAACCAGGACTTCTTCTTCGCCAACGCCCTCAGCTCCGTCCTCGACTTCAGGTGGAGCAGGTGGTCCAAGTGGCGACATCTTCTGCAGCCCTACACCTTCCACTGCTTCAAGGTCGCCGGCTACAAGACCCACTCCCAGTCCGGTCACGGCTTCCGCCCCCTTGAGCACATCTGCGAGTTCCCCGGCATCCGTGCCTGCCAGCTCTTCAACTACGCCTACCTGGACCGCTGGCAGGAGTTCCACGACCTGTCGGTGGAGGCCATCACCCGCCACACCGCTGAGTTCATCGCCGCCCTTGAGGGCTTCGCCTCCCTTCAGGACGCCTACACCTCGCTGGTACAGGAGCACCTCGACCAACACCTCACCTCACCGGAGACCAGGGCCGCCCTTGCCCACGCCCTCGAGGTCACCCACCACCCGTTTGACCCACATTCCGTGCTGGACACCGACTTCTTCGGTGGCATCCTTCAACCTGAGTAAAGTGCGTCGGTTTTACCCATCTTTTCACCCGCCCATATAAATACATTCGTATAGAGAATAACCTCCATACGACAACCGGAAAGGACCTACCAATGAGCGACTACACTACCTCCACCGTTCGAGACCAGATGGGGACCTACCAGCTCCAGTTCGTCTGGACCGACGAGAAGAACACCGGCTACTCCTACGCCAACAACCTCCTTGACTTCTTCAAGTTCCACAAGGCGAAGTGGCAGCCCCACCGCCAGTACTTCAGGGGCAGGCGTGGAGCGTGCGTGCTGACGGCGACCATCCCAGCGACCTCGAAGTCCAAGGCCTCCTACACCATCATCGGCGTCCTCGCAATCTTCGATGACCTGGAGGACCTTCAGACCTGCAACCACGCCTACTGGTCTGGTCTCCGTGGCCACCAGGACGCCCGCTCCAAGTATGCAAGCACCGTCGAGTTCAGCACCCGGCTGAAGGACGACCTCGACGGCACCTCCCGCTTCTACGACAGCACCTACCAGAAGCTCCTCTCCCTGGCACCGTCCGCTATGCCCGTCCTTGACCGCCTGCGCAAGGACCTCAGCGGCTCACAGAAGACAACCCTGGTGTTCTAACCACTATGGCAACCATCACCTCCAACAGGGGCCGCAACCCACCTTGCACCTTGACCCTGGACCAACGCAAGGCACTGGCCGCTCTCGAGAACAACAACGAACAGGCGCTCGCCGCCCTCGAGCTCGCGGTCTCATCCTTCCACACAATCACCGTGCTCGGCTCTGTCACACAGACCCAGCACCTGCTCCAGGCACTAAACATCGTCAGCGGCCACCTCCGCCAGAACGGTGCCCTCCTTACCTTCTTCGAGGTCCTCTAAGATGCGCCCCCTCGGTCTGAACTTCCTCACCATCGTTCTTGCGGTGGTCTGCTACTACCTCCTTCAACTTCTTGGCGTCTTTCCACTCTGATGACTAAATACTCTGCCGTCCCGTTAGTATGTGCCCCTGGTATGGTGGGCGAGGTAACTGCTGCAACATCGCAGGCGGGTGGGACGGTAATGCCATTTAGAGCCCGCCCTCTTTTCCCGGGTAACGAGCAACCTACCATCGACCGGGTCGTAGCTCGCCCGGTCACCTTCACCTACCTGCGGTCGGGCACCGTCCCGTCCAACTACCGCCGGTTCTACACCTCACTCGGGAGCGGTCTCATCCAGACCTCCCTCCTCGGTGCCGACCGCCCCCTCACCCATCTCGTGGTCACCGTGTCCCCCTCCCTCCTCACCCACTCCACCCTGGAGGCGGCCAAGCGGGTCGTTGAACACCACGCCGCCGTCCTCTCCGTCCGTCCAACCTTCATCACCCCCTCCGACCTACCCACGCTGGTCGTCGGCGCGGACCCCCTTCAGTTCCCTGCCCACTGGGGCACCTGGGACACCCTTCCCTCCTACCGCCCGCAGGACCACCGCCGCCTCATCGACCAGGGGCTCATCAACCGGGCGACGCTGACCCTCGAGGACGGTGCCATCGCAATCTACCTTAGGGACGACGGCTGCTGGCGGCTGATGGGCTTCAAGGGACGACCGAAGGTCAGGCGGCTGAAGGCGACCTTTCTACCTGACATCTTGACCACCCTCCTACCGGCCGACGCCTACATCTACGACAACTGACAGTGCTCGACCCGGCTGCTGACCACCCTGAAGACCCACTTCGACATCTCCGTCGTCCTACTTCAGACCCCGTCCGCCGTCTGCCTGGTGCGGCGGGTCGCACGGGTCGAAGGCAGGGGTCGCCGCAACGGTCGCTTCAAACACGACCGAGACTACCTCAGTGACCCCAAGTTGAAGCCCCAGCTCGCCGCCGCCTTCTACGAGGACCTCAACCTGCGGGTGGCGACAGTGTGCCCACCCCTATAAATACCACACCGGTTCCTGGGGAGCCGCACCATCCATCTCAGGGAGACGGACATCACAGTCACCATTACCCCCTCACCGACCCGCACCAAGCGGTCCCGCCTCGAGGTTGAGTTCCACCGTAAGCACCCGGCCGCTCTCTACGAGCCTGTTCGCCTGCCCTACACGGTGACCCACCACTACACGCCCAATGTCGGTTCTCTGTAAATAGAGCACAACTACTCTATTAGAACCACTATGACATTCTGCACCTACATCACATCACACCCTGCCGGGTATTACTACATCGGCAAGGCAATGATGGCGCGCATCAAACAAGGCTACAAGGGTTCTGGCAAGAAGCTTCATTCGTACTTCAAGAAGTACCCGAAGAACCAATGGAGCACCTCTATTCTCGCTGTCTTCGACACACCACAAGAGGCTTATGCCGACGAAGGCGTTCGCGTGACGGTTCAAACTCTCAAGGACCCATTGTGTCTGAACCTCATTCCAGGCGGAACCGGGGTGCCTATGTGGAAGCACAATGAACAAACGAAAGCCGTCATCAAGAAGTTCGCCATCGAAAATCAAGCCAGCCTACAATACCGAGCCGTAATGTCTGCTTCTGTTCGTGCTGCTCTCAACACACCCGAGGTGAAGGCAAAACTAGTGGCTGGACAACGGTGGCAAAAAACAGACACCGAGAAGGTGAAGGCACGTGCTGAAAGTGCAAGACAAACCTTTGCCACACTAGAATATTTCGAGAAGGCATCAAAGGCTCAAAAAAAGGCAGCAGCCTCTGGCGAGGCTCGTGAGAAGAAGCGCAAAGCGGGAGCCGCTTCAATGGCAAACCAACCAATCGTTCAATGCCCAACATGCCATCGCTCAGGCAAATCTCCTCTCATGAAACGCTGGCACTTTCAAAACTGCAAATGGGGCAACAAATGACAACATACAAATCAAATCTTGAAGTAAAGTTCGCCAATCGGTTCCCATCAGCAAAGTACGAAGTGGTTCGATTGCCTTATGTCGTGACCCATAACTATGTTCCGGATTTCCAGATTGGCCCGAACCTTTTCGTTGAAACGAAGGGCTTGTTCACGTCCGCTGACCGGTCGAAGCATCTGTACATCAAAGCGCAGCACCCACACGTGAAGGTGCTGCTGGTGTTTCAGAATCCCAACCTTCGCCTCACCAGAGCAAGCAAGACCACATACGCTGAGTGGTGTGTAAAGCACGACGTGGCTTGGATGCACATCAACGACATCTCTACCCACACCGTTGAAACCCTTCTGAACAAACTTGAGGCAAAAGCACCATGATGAACTTGACACCAATCTCCGACATCAAGCCGTACCCTGGCAACCCGCGCGTCAATGACAAGGCAATCGGCCCAGTCGCCGCCTCCATCAAGGAGTTCGGGTTCCAGCAGCCCATCGTCGTCGACAAAGACAACGTCATCATCGTCGGCCACACACGGTACGAAGCAGCGAAGACCCTTGGTCTCACCGAGGTACCAGTGATTGTCGCTGACAAGTTGAGCCCAGAGCAGGTACAAGCCTACCGGCTGGCCGACAACCGCACCAACCAGAATTCCGAATGGGACCCCGACCTCCTGTTGAGCGAACTGACTGACTTAAAGGACGCGAACTTCGACCTTACAAAGACCGCGTTTACACCACAAGAAATCCATGACATCTTCAATGAGCCAACCGTAGGCACGCCGGACAGCCTGGCAGCAACCTTCATCGTCCCGCCATTCAGTGTGTTGCACGGTGGTAACCCGACTTGGCTTGCCCGCAAGAAGGCTTGGACCACCTCGCTTAGCCTTCGCTCGGGCGAAAGCCGTGAAGGCGCAGTGTGTATGTCGCCTGCGGTGCAGGCGGGCAACCTTCGTATGGAGGGCAATACAGGCGGCGTCAGCATCTTCGACCCGGTGCTTGCTGAGGTACTCATCTCGTGGTTCAGCGCGCCCGGTGACAAAGTCATCGACAACTTCGCCGGTGGCAGCGTTCGTGGAGCCATGTGTGGGGTGATGGGTCGCCACTACACTGGCATCGACATTCGCCCGCAACAAGTTAAAGCCAATGAAGTGTGGTACACAAAGAACCGACACAAGCACGACTTGCTTGATGCCACCTCACCAACATGGATTGTGGGGGACGTGCCGTCCCCCGCGACCGTTGCCCCCGGTGAATATGACTTCGCTCTTACCTGTCCGCCTTACGGTAATCTCGAGGTGTACTCCGACATGCCTGATGACATCAGCACCAAAGAATATGTTGAGTTCAAAGAACTGTACCGCAGAGCAGCCGCCGAACTTTACACATTGTTGAAGGACAATGCCTTCGCCGTCATCGTGGTGGGTGAGTTTAGAACCAAGACGGGCGAGTATTACAACTTCGTCGGTGACACCATCACCGCGTACTTGGACGCCGGCTTCCAGTACTACAACGAGGTCATTTATGAGACACCGCTTGGCACACTAATCCTTCGTGCTCGCAAGCAAATGACGGCAACCCGCAAGGCTGGCAAGACACACCAAAACGTGTTGGTGTTTGGCAAGAACTTGAACAAGACGCTTGTTACGCCCTCACACCAAAATGTGCTCGTGTTCAGCAAAGGTGATGTGCGCAAGACAAATGCGGTGGTGCGAAATGTGTTCACGAACATCGACATTGATGTTGAGGAAGCATCACTAAGTGAGGAACCAGATGGCTTTGACAACTGACACCGCGCTGCTGAACATCCTAACACCTGCAGCAAGAGAGGCGAACCGCATCTGGGCAACCAACCAAGTGGCTGAGGCGCTTAGCTACATCAGAAAGGTGCTACCGCACAACCCCGACCTACCACCGGAACTCAAGCAATGGCTGCAGAAAACGACCTGACCCCTGACGAGGTCGTCCTTCAACCAGACGACTACGACCTGCCTAACTTCACGAAGGGCTGGGCAAAGGCGCACGCCGAGAAAATGAAGCAGCCGGTCAAGGTCACCCGGCGCCAAATCCAGTACTTCGGCGAGCGCGGGTGCCCGTGGGAGGACATCGAGAAGTTCTATGGGGTGAGCCGCACCACTCTCATGCGGTACTACCAAGCGGACTACGAGAAGGGTAAAGCGCAGACCAACATTGCCCTTCGTGACAAAATGGTGCAGATGGCTCTCGCCGGAAACGGCACGATGCTCATCTGGCTCGGCAAGAACCGACTGGGTATGTCCGACAACGGTCCGACCGACGATGAGCAGCAGCGCCAGCAGGTGGGGGTTGAGTTCAAGGTGACGCTACCGACAGGTGCCGCTCGGGTGCCACCTGCTGAAGCCCTTCAGCCTGACTAAATGGAGCCCACAGATGGCAGTTCGTCCCTACACCTGGAAGATTTCGCCGGAGCGCCAGGCGGAGCTGTTCAAGCAACGCTCTGAGAATATGATGCGAGGCAAGGCGCTCGCCGAGCAGCGGGCGGCCGGCAC